ATCACCGTCGTATTTTTCAGCCAGTGCCTTGGTAAAAGCCTTATGTGCCTGAAGGTATACAGGATCATCCCACTTGGGGAATACTGTTTGAACCGATGGATCATCCCGAAGCGGTGCCGTGTTCTTTTCAGCGCCCTTATCGTAAATCCACTGCGGAACATAGTCCTCGGACAAATACGACGAATACGGCATAATGCGGATGCCGTATGTCAGACCATGCGCCTCGCACGCCTCAAGCATCCCGTCAATTTCGTCCCAGTTGTACACGCCCTCAGCAGGATTGAGATCACACCATTTGGGGGAACCGCTTACGATCGTGACAACATCCCATGCTTGGTTATCGGCGGAACCGCCGATTCCATACGCAAAGCCGTTGGAGGAATGAATCATATCGGGAGTATAGGCAGTCATCACGAAGCCTTTGTGCGGATTAGAAACCGCTTCTCCCGAAGCTTCTGTCCGATAATAAACGGTGGATGCCATATCAAAATCCTTGTAGGGATCGTCCGAAACGTCTCCCTGTTTTTTCGGAGGAAAAAGCAGTTCACTGACCATCTCCGCCATTTTGTCAGCGCCATCTGCATTCAGATGCAGGGAATCGTCAGTATAGTATTCTTCCATCTCAAAATACTTGTTTTCCAGAGAAAGCTCCAGCCATGGAGTAAAGAGATCCATCACAGCAGCCTGTTCAGTTTCTGCGATCTCATCAATTGCATCATTGAACCATCTGTTCTTTGGAAGCGGATATTTTCCAGTGTCGTTGATCTGCCCATGCTGCTTGACAAGATAGACCGTCATGCCCTTTGCCTTGGCACGCTGCACCATATCTTTCATATTCGCAATATAGCTGGCAGGATCAGGGGAAGTGGGATTTGTCTGATACGCTTTTGTATAATCATTGATGCCCACTGCAAGCAACAGAATATCTCCGCTTTTGCCGTAATGCTCGATTGTGCCGAACAGTGCCTTGTTCAGATCGGAGGAAGTAATGCCGCTTGCGGAAATATTCCGCACATCATACTTATTCATATCAACATAATCGGGCAGATATTGTCCCCAGCCATGCACTTCATCATCTTCCACATTGTAGCGGCTTGCCGCAGTCGAATCACCGCCGACCCAGATGGTCGGTTTCGTTGTCGTTCCTGTGGAGGTTTGTTCAATTTCAATCGTGCTGAGGGAAAATTCTGTTCCCACGCCGGAACCTGCGTAAATATTCAGCTGACCGTCCGTGACGGGGATCGTGAAAGTATCCGTGGCATTGCTGCCGGTGAGGAAGAACAGCTGTGACACGCCCTCCGCATTGATGATGGTGGACTGTACATCGCCCGTAGTCACAGTAATCTTATACACGCCGCTTGGCAGATCGGCATGGAAGATATGATTCGGTACATCGGATTTGAAACGTACAGCGTCGGCTAATGCCCCTGTTCCGCTTGCAGGAACATCTTCTACTGCATCCGTATTTGAAAATCCGTAGCCTTTGGACTTATCGTATGCTTCCGAAGCTGATACCCCGATGTATCCGTTATCCGCACCAAGTCCGCCGAGATCGAATTTCCTGACAATAAGCGAATCAGCTTGTGCATCCATTTGTATCGGTGCAGGAAATGCAGCTGCCGTCATCGTCATTGCTGCCGCAAGGATGGTGGATATGAGTTTCGATTTCATATGGGTTCCTCCTTAACCGTTTTTCTTTATTATACCACATATTTCCTTGACTTTCAATATGTAAAGCCCGAAAATCGGGCTTTCGGTCAGATGCCTACGACGTTCCACGGTGTTGTATGATAAGGTCGGTCAAAAAATCAAGGCATCTACCGAGTGGTAAATGCCTTTGTCACCTCATGTATTGGCTCTTATGATTTATTCCATGTTAGAATGAAACAATGGGATTTAATCTGAATTCATCAGGATCGCTCTGTTCGATTGTAAATGTTGTTTTAGTATCATCGTAAAGTTCATATACATCAGATGTTTCAACAGATCTTGTTTTGACTGTTGAGTCTAATATACGAAATTCATCAGGATCTGACGTTTCTACTGCTCTTGTTTCCTGAGTATTATCTATCCTGAATTCGTCAGGATCTGAAGTTTCAATAGAATGAGTTAGTGTATTATCCGGACCACATTTTGAAGAAAATAGGTTATTTAGACTAAATTCATCTGGGTCAGATGCTTCTATAGATGCAGTCACTACAGAGTCATCAATGCAATTATTTAAAACCCTCTTTACTTCTTTTAAGTAATTTGACAAAATATGTTTTTTCATTTTGCAGCTCCTTTATATATTAAAATTTTCGCTTCTCCTAATTCCAATGTATCATCATTTATGTATTGTATTTCAAATGAATCTTCGAATATTAATAATTCATCTTTAATGTACGAGGCATCTGTTTGTTTGTTAAACATCACCATTACCTTATCAGCGTTTCTTGTTTGGATATTCATTTTAAGGTTGGTTAATTCAATTGAACTAATGGTATATGGGTCGTTTAAGCTATCTATATCAATATTTAAGATCATACTATTAGAACTTCCGATATAATTATTAGGAGGAGTGTTGTATGAAACATAGCTACAACAAATAAGAACAACTGTGAATAATAACGCTGCAAGTAACATTTCTTGAATATTCTTTACATAGCTCACAAAGAGCTCAGCTTTGTTTTTTAAAGATTGAAAATCAAAATAATACTGTGCTACTATTTTTTCTTGGTAATCTTGTGCTTCATCTTTTAAGTCTTTGAATGAACTCATATTATAGCTGCCAACTTTGATATAATGATAAAGATACGCCAGAAAGTTAAAAATAAAGTATAGTACTAATAAAAATAAAAGCATTAAAAAAATATTAGTTTTCAGCAACGACAATATCGAATCATACTTCAAGCTAACTATTATTGGTAATACTGTTAATGCAATAGTAGTATAGATATTTATCTTATTATCACTTTTATCAATTCTATTTTTTTCACTTTCAAGATGGTAACATAAGCTTTCTTTCTCGTTTAACAATTTTTCTTTTTCAGACAAACTGCACAATCTTGTAAAATAATCATTATATATCTGATTAATGTGATCATTCTTATTAAAAAGCTCATCAAGTGAAATGCATTTGAAAAATTTAAATGTATATTTTGCTTTATTGCTAGTATTATCAAAATCTCTGTTTAATGAACAAATATAATACTTTTTTGTTCCTGTCATAATTTGTATCAAACTAAGTCGCCATTTTTTAAACTGATTTCTTATCGGTTTATCCAAATCCAACTCTATTGACCCAAAGTTGCTATCACTTGTTAATGCAGGGCAAATATTCAAAGAAAACAACCACAAAATAAACTTTAGCAAGAGTTTAATAATAGTTTTCATAACATCTTCTCCCCAAGCAAAAGATTTATTATACTACCTGAAATAGTAAGATTCAGATTACATTCAAGCCATTGCCATTGACCATTTGGATTTATTTCAAGAAAATACCACTTACCAGACTTGTCAACTACATAATCCACTGCACCAAATCGAAGTTTAAAATCACGCATCATTTTTTTAATGCATTTCTTTATCTCAGATGGTGTGTCTATCAATTCATAACGATTATTATCTCCCGCTCTCCAATCTATAAGATTATCTGATATAATTTTTACTGCATAGAACTCGTCATCTACTACTGTTATTCTTACTTCATAGTCCTTCTCAACATACTCTTGGACATAAATAGGAGTCAATTCAATATCGTCGTATTCATCAATTTCATGCATAATATTTGTTTGAATTACAGAAATTCCGTTTTCTGTTGCAATTTTACCGATAGAGATAGGTTTTATCACTCTAGGATTATTAATATTTTCAAAAAAACTATTGTTACCTATAAATGATTTTGGTGTAAGAATAGCATTCTTTTGGGCATAAATCAACTGAAAAATTTTATTTTCTGTTTGCCGTAATATCAAGGGTTTTGTAAGTACGACACCACTAAAGCTATTGACTATGCCATCAACTATAGAAAGAATGTCGCTATTAATTATACGTCTGTACTCTAAATCAAAATCGCTTGTGTCCGGGAAAGCAGGTTTTCTATAATATATGCTTAGAATATTTTCTTGACTGATTCTGGTGAAACCATAAATTATTTCCCAATATGAATCCGTAATGATTATTCTATAATCCGAAAACTTATCAACATTAAAACGAAAAAACTCAGTAATCGTCTTGTATTTTTCTATCATATAATCAACAGTTCGATCATATGAACAAGTAACAATTAATATCTTCTTCACTTTATGCCTCTCTTAAATCAAACTTTATTATGCTTTTTAGCATATTTGAATGCCAACACAACAATATACAATTTCGATTAGAATCTTTATAAATTATACCAGATTTTTGTAAAAAAGTCAACACAACACCTCCCATTTCGTTACGCACCGGCAACCTCACCTTGTCGCTGAAAATGCACTTGTTTGTAAGCGACAAAGTAAAGTCCTTTTTTCTAAAATCTATAAATAATCTCAACCTCTCTCTGCTTTTGTCCATCCACAACAGTCGTTTCCCCAACCCGAATCACTTTGATAAGCCTGTGCAGCAATTCACGGTCAAGCACAGTCCCTGTCATATACTCACGCACCACGCACAGCCAGTTTTGGATATCCTCAGCTTTTGCAGTCAGCCTGTCAAGCTCCGATTGTAGCTCCTGTGATTTCTGTTCCAATGCCGTTTTCTCCGTTTTGTATTTCTGTGACATCTCAATCAGCGTTTCTCTCGGAAGCTGTCCGAGGAGCAGTTCTTCATACAGCTTACTTTGCAGCATTTCAAGCTCTGCAATACGAGTTCTTGCGGAATGCAGTTCCTTTTCGATAGCAGTTCTGTCAGATTTCGTGTCTCTGCTGTACTGTTCCATGAGCACAGCTTGCAGTTGTTCTTCACTTAATTTCAACCCTTTCACATACTGCTCCAGATCGTTACGCACCAGTTCCATGAGAGCATTCTCCATAATCCAGTGGGAGGTACAGGCACCTGAACCGCCGTGCTTGTATGTTCCGCAGGTGTATGCGTGGTGCTGTAGATTCGTGCCGTCTTTTCTCCTGTTCATATCAGGCTTAAAGTTCATACGCGCTCCGCAGTCTGCACATCTCAGTAAGCCTGTGAACAGAGGATTGTATACTGGTTTCTTTTTAGTTGTGGTCTGTTTCCATAAGGCTTGTACCGCATCCCAATCCTCTCTGCTGATAATCGGCTCGTGCGTGTTATCACAGCGTATCCATTGCTCAGGCTTCTGCGGTATCTGCTTTCGGCATTTGTAGGAGGGAGTTTCTGTCTTGTACTGCACTGTATTTCCGATATATACTTCATTCTTTAGCATCTGACTGACAGAACCGTCCGTCCACCTGTGGTGAACATTCCTCGGATTCGGCTTATTCCGTTTCTGATAATAGTAATCCCTCGGCGGAATAATCTGCTGTTCATTCAGTATGGCAGCGATTCTGCAGCAGCTTTTGCCCTCCAATCTCAACCTGAATATATACCGCACAATCTCCGCCGCCGTCTCATCAATCACAAGCCTGTGGTCTTTCTTCTCATATCCGTATGGAGCGTAAGCGGCAAGATAACTGCCGTTCTTTGCTCGGATATGCTTTGCTGTTCTCACTCGCTGACTCATATCCTTGCTGTACAGCTCATTGTAAACATTCTGAAATGGCATGATGTCATTGCCATCCCTTGCTGTGTCGATACCATCATTAAGAGCTATGAATCTGCATCCTATTGATGGGAACAGTTCTTCTTCATAATAACCGCACTCCAGATGATTTCTTCCGAAGCGTGATAAATCCTTTACCAGAATCAGATTGATTTTCCCTAGCTTCGCATCCTCAATCAGTCTCTGCACCTGCGGTCTGTTGAAGTTCAAGCCTGTATATCCATCATCCGCATAGATGTCAATGATTTTCCAGCCCTGCTGAAAACAGAAATCCATCAGCATATGCTTCTGATTTTCGATTGACATGGATTCTCCCTCACGCAGATCGTCATTGGAGAGACGTACATAAATACCAACTCTTACATCTTTCATTTCTTCCTCCTTTGTTATGTAGCCGTCCGAAGACGGCATTGTTACTGAAAGCTGTATGCGATTTCAATGTCCTGATATTTCACACCATTGACTTTCGTATACGCTCCGACTTTAATTTCACGAATCAGCTTGTGTAGCAATGCTCTGTCAAGCTCCATGCCCGACAGGTACTGCTTTAACACCGTGAGCCATTTCTCCACATCCTCTACGGCACTTCTGAACTCTGCAAGCTTTGCGTCCAGCTCTGCGAGCTCATTCTGCTTTTCTTCCTTTTCGCTGTTGTAGCGGTTGGATAAATCCATGAGCACATCTCTCGGCAGCTGTCCCAGAAGCATTTCTTCATACAGTCTTGAGAGCATTGTATCAAGCTCCGTAATTCGATTGGTAACCGCTTGTCTGCGGCTTTCCATTGCAGACTGTTCTGTTTTCACATTCTTACTGCGTTCTGCTATCAGCCTGTCCCTTACGCCCTGTTCATCAATTTCAATCTGCTTTGCAAATTCTGCAAGCTCGCTTTTTACAAGACTGATGAGCTGCTGTTCTCCTGTCCAGTGTGAGGTGCAGGCAGAGGCTCCGCTTTGCTTGTAGGTTCTGCAGCAGTAGGAGTGATGACCAAGACAGGAGCCGTCCTTACGCTTATTCATATCGGGTTTGAAGTGCATGAGTCCGCCGCAGTCAGCACATTTCAGCAGTCCGCTGAATAATGGAAGCTCACCGCTTTGTGTACGTCGTTGCTTTGTCTGCTTCTTTCTGAACTTGCTTTGCACAGCGTCCCACAGCTTTTTATCAATGATTGGCTCGTGAGTATTCTCACAGCGTATCCATGTTTCCTCCGGCTTTGCTCTGATAGAATGATTCTTGTAGGATACCACTCCCGATTTGAACTGCACCATGTTTCCGATATACACTTCGTTTTTCAGAATGTGTGTAACAGTTATCTCCGACCAGTAATGCCGCATCACTCTTGGATTTGGCTTTCCGATTTTGTGATAATAATAGTCTCTCGGATTCGGAATGCCCTCACGGTTGAGCGTATCGGCAATCTGATTGTAGCTGCAGCCATCGGCTCTCATGTGGAATATCCTCTGAACGACAACAGCAGCGTCCTCATCGATTATCAGCTTGTGTCGATCATTCGGATCAAGCCAATATCCATAAGGAGCGCTACTGCCCATAAAATTTCCTTGTTTTGCACTTGCTTTGCGTGCCGAGATAACCTTTCGGCTGATGTCCTTGCAGTAATATTCATTGAATACATTGCGGATAGGAATGAAGTCTGTGTTCTGATTGGTGTGTGTATCTACGCCGTCATTCGGTGCTACCAGACGGATATTGAGGAGTGGGAACAGGTCATCAATCAGCTGACCTGCCTCCACATAGTTTCTTCCGAATCGGGATAAATCCTTTACCAGAACCGTATTGATTCTGCCATTCTTTGCATCCTCAATGAGCCTTTGCATTTCAGGTCTGTCGAAAGTCAATCCCGTGAATCCGTCATCGGCATAGACATCAATGATTTCCCAGCCCTGTCTGTCGCAGTAATCAGTCAGCATCAGCTTCTGATTCTCGATGGACATGGACTCACCGAAGCGTTCATCGTCACGGCTGAGTCGGGCATAGATACCTACTCTTGTTGTTTCTTCCATTGCGATACCTCCTTTGCCCAAGCAACATTATACCACTCTACGCCCGAACTATCTATTCATAAGGGTAGACAAATTTTCCTCTCTGAACGAGTGCAGGCTGCATAAAATTGCATTAAGTCTGTGGCTGAGCTGCCTTTTCTTCCTGTAAAGTTTTGGTTACTGCCCAGCCTGTCAGGATATCTGCAAGGGATTCTTCTCCGCTGAAGGTACGCTTTACTCTGAAGACTGTGTTGTCAATCTTCACCTTGCTGACTGTGGTTGGGATGATCTGTGCTGTATTTTCTTTGTCCATAGTCCTCCAATTCTCCGAAGCATTTCGGATTCCATTTTGTTGTTCCTGTGGTCTGAATATACATTTTCGATACTCCTTTCACAATAAAATTTATGCAACCACCGCCCTGAATTAAGGCGGTGGTTTCAGCTTTGTCATCAGCTGATGTCAGTCTAATTGACATCAGTTTTTAATTTTATGGTAGGTCGTACTTCACGCCCGACCTCTTGGCATGAGTTGACTACAACGGTTTAATGATGTGATCTGTTTTTTATGACGGGATGATTTATCCCACCGCTGAACAAAATATCCACCTGCACCGAAACAGTGCGGGTGGATTATTGCTTGTGACAGAACTTTTCATTCCGTCAGCTTTAGCAAGAGGGGAGGTGAAACACCTCCTCCTGCACGACACCTCAACTACCGAAACGGTAGCTGAGTCAGTGATTTGCCGAGTCAGTTTTTATTTGAAATAAGGCTCTTATGGAACACGATACCCTTTTGCCCACGTCACGATTCGTTACGGAAGCTCAATAAAAAGGGGGTCGGGTTCTCCCGATTCTGTGCATGTGGATAGCCACATGCTATGCTTGCCCTCCAAAGGAGGACTCTGATTTGTGACACCTGCCTGAAATCACGCAAATTCCGTAAAT